CTTCTGTACCAGTCCCAAACTGGGGTCCCTTTCAACATTGGTGTGGAACAAAGTACACTCTCTTTCCCTCTGGATATATTTCCCAAAAAGATTCCACGATTATTCCTGCCCCATGCATAACACGCAACACAACAGGGGCATCACACTATTATTACAATCCACACACAACAATTACATGAATACAACATGCCATTACGTCGTAAAAGACGCCGTAAATCTCCTGCAAGACGCAGACGTTACCCTAGGCGCCGTCGTCGTCGTATTACTCGGTATAGGCGCCGCCGCCTTCCGCTACTTACGGGTTTTGGTAACAAGAAACTCGCACGTCTCCGATACGTCGAAGCAAGAGCAATTGATCCCATAAGCGGTGGTATTTCCACCCTTTCATACAGTGCCAATGGATTGTACGACCCCTACCTCGGAACAGGAGGACATCAGCCAAGAGGATTTGACCAATGGATGCTCACCTACCAAGACTACACCGTCATCGGCTCCAAAATGTGGATGCAACCCCTCGTTGGATCAGTTGGCAACGCTGTCCCTGGTGCGTTCGGCATCATCAAATCCAATGAAACGTCTTTCCCATTCTCAGACGTTACCGACGTCATGGAAAGTAAACGAAACAAAGGAATCCGACTCCAAATTGCAGGCTCCAACAACATCGGCCCCACCCGTAGGGCCATGGCTACCTACTCCCATAGGAAGCATTTCGGCACCAAGCGCAGCATCTCGTCTGCTGACTTCACCGGTACTGCCACAAGCAACCCGGCCACCACAGTATGGTACTACCCATGGTATGCAAGCATCGGGGGTAGTGATCCCTCCGGCCTCTCGTTCCTATTTACCATCGACTACATTGCCGTCTTCACCAACGCCAAGAGCCTTGACGCCTCATAACTGTGAGGCGTGTGGCATAGGCCAATACTGTGGATGTGGTGTTGAACTATTATGTCCATGCTGTGACTTGTTTTCATAACGAGATATTTTTATGATAACCGGCAGGGGGCTTGGGGGGCGGCAGCCCCCCGATACTAGTTGGCATCATCATCGCCACCCCAATCTACATTGACTACATTGTCGCCATTTATATCAGGCAAATCTAAGTCATCATCATTAATTTCATAAACATGAGTAATTCTACGATACAATTGATCACGATCTTCAGTAACATGCATCCATCCATCACTTGGTTCACACACAGCAGTTATTATTATCACCTCAGGTGACCACTGCACAAATCCACCCTTGATAGGCACACGCAATGGATAACGATCCAACACACGCAACAACAACTTCCAGTTAGTATCAACAAGGTTCAGGTCATCCAGTAAAGCTACTGGTTGCCCTTCATAACCATCAAACCACTTCAAAGTTGTATCACAACACGTCCAAATTTGATCAACTTCATAGGTGTCCCATACGGCACGTGTTTTACCCGAGCCAGGGGCACCCCATAACCATATCACTGTTGGTGGTTTACTAGGATCCCTAGGTGCCACCATAGCACTACGTAGGTTACTATAGTAACGAGGAAACTTCATTACAGCTTTAGGATGCTTACGCACCAAGTCATGTAACTTCATGCCCTTCGTTATATCACGACCATATTGTTCAATGTCCGTACGGGTGCCTTGCTTACGTGTATCAACATCAATAACAACATCACCGTCTTTACGACAGTAATTAGCTGCATCTTGAGCTAAAGCACGTTCCCAATGTATATCCTTGGGATAGTTACGTTTCAGTTGTGTCAACCGATACGCCCTAGTGAAGGTCACGTAACCTTGCAAGTGTTCCTTGCCAGTATCTGGGCATGTTTCACGGCCAACGACCATGCGCTTGTAGTCAAGCGATTTCCAGTACTTAATACGGTCATCATCAGTTTTAAAGTCAGTGAAACACCAACTACGAGATTGATTATTAACTCGAGGCATTATGAATGATTTTGTCCTAGTGGGAAAGCACTACACGTTATAGGACAGGCATGAAGTTGTAGTCTGGGACTGTAGCTAGTATTACCTACAGTCCACTTCTGTACCAGTCCCAAACTGGGGTCCCTTTCAACATTGGTGTGGAACAAAGTACACTCTCTTTCCCTCTGGATATATTTCCCAAAAAGATTCCACGA